AGAAAAAAAGAAACGATACAAAAAATCGCTTCTAAAATCGCTTCTCCGGCAGTGATGCGTAAGATGGGAATGTCAGATATGGAGGAAGGTGTGGCGGAAAACAAATTACCAAAACCCTACAAAAAATGGGCCTCTTAAACTTTAAGTAACTGCTCTAACGTATAAAGTTTTTTCATAAAGGGTGACACATTATCTAATACAGATACTGCTAAGTCACCCTTTCTTCTTGGACCTATCTTTGTAAGCAAATTAATATTAGGTATATTATTTACTTCTCTGAACTTATTAACTAGCTCGGCAACAGTATAACCTACCCCATGCCCTAAACATTCTATTTGATTACTTGGCTTCTCAATAGCACTACGTAAGGCATCGCATATCTCATTAACATGTACATAATCACGTATGCAAGTTCCATCTCGTGTATCATAGTCATTCCCAAAGATAGTAAATTCACCCTTTTCTTTTGATTTCATTAAATTATACATCAACCCATCAGGATTAGTTGGTGCAAATCCATCACTACCAATTACGTTATAGAACCTAAATATTGTGTAATCTTTAGGATTATGTATAGTGCAATATTCACGCACAACATCTTCCGCGGCACGTTTACTAATACCATATGCACTCTCACATCCTGCAGCTGCACCAGTACTGGCAAAAATAAAATTCTTTGTCTTAATCTTATTGATGACATTCATCGTCCCATTCAAATTAGTAATATAATAACTTATGGGTTGCTGCTCACTTTCACCCACATTAACTAAGGCTGCTAAATGTATTACTGCATCAAATTCTTGGTCAATGGTAAATAATTTACGAATATCAATATTATACCAATCTTTAAGACGATCTGTCTGCGGAACATTAATATCTAACCCATATACTTCATATGAATCTGCTAACATCTTGGAAAGATGACTACCGATGTAACCTGAATTACCTGTTATTAATATTTTTTTCATCATACCCATTCAAATAATGACGCACTAGGTGACTGTTCTTCTATTGGCTTAAATTTTGGATCTTTACTTAAATACGTATTATCATCTGTATATACATTGATAATAAATTTATGACGATTTGCCAATACACTTTCAATATCTTCACGGGCTAAATGCCCTCTGTTTAATTCTTTAATATAGTCTTGATAACATACTGTTTCTGTTGAATTTATTTTAGCTGAATTAGTATTACTTTTCTTAGAAACAAAATTATCTAAAAATTCTATCCAGCCTATAGCAGTATCGTTATCTAGTAATTTAATATATTCTAACGCACCGGTATCGTAGTAATTTGTAGTATTGTATAATCGTTGAATTAACATTGATACATTATTTAATTTTTCTTTATAAAAATACTTTCCATCAAAATTATCAGACCAATCTTGATTATCTAATACAACACATGGCATATGTCCTAAACATTCACTAAACGCAAACGGATAGTTTTCTCCTAATGCTGGCATAAAAAATACACTACAACTTTTAATAAAATCTACTTTTTCTTTGCCAATAATACTTATTTTGATTTCGTAATCTGTGATATTATTATCAGCAAATGCTTTTTCAAATTTTTTAGCACCTGTTTTATTGGTCATTACCCTGCAAGGCAATTTACATTCTTTCATAACACGAATATATGCTTCTGGGTTTTTCCGTTCTTCCCATCGTCCAATAAATAATACACCTTTGCGTGGGTTATCATTACGTACTAACAATTCTCGTTCACTTAATGGCATACGCAATAGTGATACATTCTTTGCACCATACTTAGTCATCTCATCAACATTCTTTTGACTTTGAGTTCCGACAAAACTATGAGATAGTTCCATATGCTTATTGAAAAAGTTATGATATTCATCTATACAAACATCACTAAAATCTTGCTCATCTCTAAAAACCATACTATAAGAATGTGTATAAAACACAACTGGAATATATTTTCCTAATCCCATAGAATATGCTGCACTCATGGCTTCTTGCGTGTTACAAATAATCATATCATAAATATTAGTCTCTAATGCAAGCATAATACTTTTTCTGAAATTAGCCATTTTTTCAAAATTAATACTATCCTTAAAAGCAAACGTAGCAGTATGGTCTGAATAGCGTAGCCCAGAATCTGTGTATATGATATTTGCACCCAATGATTTAACTAGTATAGATAAATCGTTTGTTGGTTCTTTGTCTAAGATAATGTCAACTTTCCAATTGATGCGGTCTCCTAATTCAGTAAACCCTTTAGCAAACTGCCCTATTCCACCATGTGTAATAAAATGCTGGTCACTAATTAGAAACGCTATTCGTTTATTATATGTTCGCATTTTATACCTCATCTACTGTTGGCACAGTAATCCAATCAGTTAACTCATTTCTTTTAACAAATGAACCTGTTCTTGGGTTTTCTATACTGTAATCTGTTACTTCTCTTTCAAGGCGATATTGTAATATTTTTTCAGGGCCAGAAGGCGCCTCAATAACAAACCAACGCATTTCAAATTTCATATTAAATCCTTTAATCTTGCTATTAAATATTCATTTTTAGTATACCAACGATGTTCATAAACATCAAATATGTCGTCTGTTTTATATGCAGTAAAGGCTGGTCTATACATTGCCGTAACACAATATGCAAGCTCTAACCATATTAGACGCTTTGTTATATGGCATTGTCTAGGAAATAGGGCAAACTTTAATTGTCTACCCAGTATATTTTGCTTGAAGATAGAGTCCTGTATCGCTCTAATAGTCCACCAATTACTCGGGTGTATCATTCTATATTAGTCCTTGTATCTGTATTTGAACGATATGCCATATAGAAAACACCTACTATATAACCAAGTAGTAATCCCAAAAAGAAATCCATCAAGTTCCCCACTCGTTTTTGAACAACAAGACTTGAAGTCTATCACTATAGCGCCAGCCTAAACGCATTGCTTCAAGTGCAACATTTTTGGCATTCATGTTATATACCTTTTCAACACCACCACATGGCATCAAGTAAACATTACCCCTAAAGCCGTGAGTACGATATTGATTAACTGCTTTCTGTGCTTCTTCTACATCTTGTTTAGTTGCAACTACAAACTTCAAATATGTGTGACCCAATTGTGAGTACTCATAAATGATTTTAGGACATATTGCTTCTTCCCACTTTTCACCGCTAATACTAAGTTTAGGACTAACACTAAATGTAATTGCACCTTTAGAACGACTGATACCCCATTGATGCAAGTAAAGTTTTAGTTCTTGCTGCAATGATTGAGTGCCGTTTGTTTCAAAAGTTAGTTCTTGTAAACCTTTCATCTTGTCATGTGAAAGTAAATCAATATAACTACGCTGCCAGCCTAGTAAAGGTTCACCACCTGTGATAACCAGATGTTCTTCCCTCCAACGATTGTGCGGAAGCATAGTCATAATGCTATCAACAATACTATCAGTAGTAAGTACTGGGCTTAAGTCTTTGAATCTTGGATCCCAGCTGGCATAACTATCGCATCCAGTACTAACTAAAGGAAGTTGTTTATAATCAGTGTACAAATGTATATTGGCAGCAATATCTTCTACTTCACGACTTAGTTCACCTTTAGACATACCAAATCCTGCACATTTGAAGTTACATCCAAATGTTCGTAGAAAAATACTTGGTACTCCCATATATCTACCTTCTCCCTGTATACTATAGAAGAGTTCTGCTACTTTTAATTTTGCCATTGTAATATTCCTTTAATGATATAAACATTTTTTGACATTATAGCACAGATTTAATAAAAACTCAATAATAAGATTACCAAATTAATCACAATATAATACTTTAATATTAGAATGAGTTTGAAGTACACTACATGGAATATTTTCAGTTCTTTTACCCCATAGTGCTTGTTTAAGCATTGTAAATTTATTAATACCTTGTACCATTAATACAATATGCCTAGCACTCATTATAGTAGCCAATCCCATTGTCATTGCAGTAGTTGGAACTTCATTTAACGATTTAAACCATTTACTATTGTTTACTCTAGTAGATTCTTCCAACACAATTTGCCGAGTAACTGAATTAAATTCCGAACCCGGTTCATTAAAGGCTATATGTCCGTTGTGCCCCAATCCTAATATTGCTAAATCTAATCCTCCGTGAGTGTTAATAATATTATCATAGTTAATATTAAGCATTGGAGAAAATATATGCGATTGATTAATATTTACTTTAGAATATAAATGTTCATACATAAATTGAGTATACAGTTCGGGATGGCCGTTTGGTAGCCCCACATATTCATCTAATTGAAAACTATATGTGTTTACCCAATTGATTGGCCGTAATACTAAGTTGGCATACATTTCTATGGGTGTATTACCAGTGGGAAATGCAATTTTGCAAGGGCCAATAGAATGTTTAATAGTATATTCAACAATGTCGGCAACTATACTGGACATTGCATCATTGCTATTAATATACTGTATATCAATCATTTAGATATTCATTATCTTCCCTATGACCTACTCGCATAGCCATATTACTATCAGTTTCTCTGACTTCTACTTTGTTACACCATACTCGGTCTTTTTCTCCGTAATTAGGCAAAAAGATTGTGTTAATGTATTCATATAAGAAGTCAGCAATACCCTCACATCCAGTCTTTTCTACTTCAGTTATCTTTGCTAGTTTTAACTTACCCAAGTTTAGCAAATGTTCACGCATTGGATCATCTTGTGCCACTAATAGAGTATGATCAAACCAGTCTTCAAGTAAACCTTTGAGTGGTTTCAACCCACCAAAGTCCATGCACCAATTACGTGCATCTAGGGTATCACATTCAAATTCTAAATGAAATGATAGTGCGTATCCATGTATTAGATTGCAATGACTGTCGGCACGCCATTGACGATAAGCTACCGGACCTATTTGATTATAAGTCTTGGTTGAAATATATTTTGCCATGTTGTTCTCCTATGTTATTATAGCATAGGACGCAGAATTTTTATACCGGGATGAGCCCATAAGAGACCGGTTATATTATTTATCCTTTGCTGCTTCAACTACTCTTTTACGCAAACTTGAACTACTAAAACCGTGATCACGTCCATTAAACACTAATTCAATTTTACGCTGTTGGCATATTCCATAACCAGTAAAATCTTTATCTTTATACTCTACCCCTAAAATGCGTACATCAATAGGCAATGTAAGTAGAATATCTTCCAAGTCTTTTTCTGTGTTGTAAACTATAATTTCATCTACAAATCTCACTGCACTTAAACTAATCTGTCTTTCAACAATACTTTGGATAGGTGCATTCTTTTCAGTACGATCCCATTGTGCATTGTTTTGTAATCCAGCAATAAGATAATCACAGTGATTTTTAGCTTGACTAAGCATAGCAATATGCCCGGCGTGAAGCAAATCAAATTGAGAAAAGGTAATACCAATTTTCAATCCTTCTTTTTTTAGTTCTTTTATTTTATTAAAAATCATTTTTACAATCACATTTTCTGCCTTGAGAACAATTTTTATTGCAATCAGACGATTTATCTATAAAAACTAAAATCAATGCCAATGTACTGATACCGATAATTATAAAAATTTCCATTAATATTATCTCTGTCCTGATAGATAAATTATTTTCTTCTCAACCTTATAGCCAGCAAGTCGTTCAAGTTCCTCAGTAGTAGGATCAGGTTTTTTAAGATGCTTGCCCACCGCCCATTCTTCTTCTTCTACGGTCATCAATGGTAAATCATTATCAATTAGTGCTTTATTGTACAAATTTATTTTTGCTGTTTCTTCCGCAGTATACTTGCCTACTTCCAATTTACCGGAGAACAATTCACTACTTACTCCATCATTGTTCATCTTAATTGTAAGAGTCGGCTGGAATGTTGCTTCATCAAACCCAATCACTGATACTAATTTTCTCATTATCGTCCCCTTGCTAATTGATAAAATTCTGCCCGTGCAGCCGGATCACTTTTAAATCCACCGCCAAGTTTACTTGTAACAGTACTGCTACCTGTATCCTCAACTCCCCTTGACGCAACACAGTAATGTTTTGCATCAATCATAACCGCAACATCTTCTGTTTCAAGGATATATTGTAAGGTGTGAAAGATTTGTTCAGTCAATCGTTCTTGAATTTGTGGACGCTTGCTAAAGTATTCTACGATACGATTGATTTTACTCAATCCAAGCACCTTTTGTTTGGGAACATATGCAACAGTTGCTAGCCCATCAATAACTACAAAGTGATGTTCACAATTACTTTGTACATTGATATTGCGTTCGCAAACCATTTCGTTGTATTTCATCTTGTTATCAACTGCTGTACATTTAGGGAATGCTTCATAATCAAGTCCCCAAAAGATTTCGTTGACATACATTTTTGCAACACGCTTTGGAGTATCCATTAAACTATCATCTGATAAGTCAAGACTCAAGATACGCATAATGTGTGCAAAGTGTGCTTCAATGTGGTCTATCTTTTCTTTACGGTCGTAGTTGTTTATATTTGTAGGAGTTTCAACCCCCATCTTAACCAAATGTTCGTGTACTTTTTGACCCAATTCTGGATTTGTTTTTGTTTTATTATAACTCATAGATAACCTTCCTTTGTGATGGTTTGTGTTTTGAAATGTAAACTACCGTTGTGTAGTTTACATTATTATTTATCTTTCGTACTGCACGTCCAGTAAATTCTTCATCATTACGTACTTGTCGTACATGACACTCAATTCGCTGTCAATACCAAGACCCCAATCCATTACGGCTTCAATCTTCAATTCAGCCAACTGATGTTCATTGAGGTGAGGGAATGAGGGTTTTGCAAATGATTCCCAAATTTCCTGTTGTGTTTTCACTTTACAGTTGACTTTGATTTTTTTACTGGTTTTTTCTCAACACTAGCAATAGCCTCTTTGACTTCTTGTAATAGTGCATCCCAATCCCAAACTAATTTAGTTTTACCATTTGGAAATGTAGTAACTGTTAAGTGATTACCTTTAACTATCTGTACTACATCCGGACCGGACGCATCAATAGTTACTTCTGATTTCTTTTTACGAGTTGCCATTATTAAGACTTGGCTTCTTTTCTTGCTGTTTTTTCTGCGGTAATTTCATTACGGCGAGCCTTAACCGCTTTTGCTAGTTCACCCAATGCTTTGCGGGCACGAGTTCCTGCGGCTGCATTACCTTTTTCAAACTTTTCATGTTCGGCTTCGTATGCTGCCAATTGTGTTTTAATATCATTATGTGCGTTCATTTTTGTTTCCTTTAAAATTTAGATTCTCTAGTATGTTTACGATAATCAGTAGTCATTCGTAACATATCTTCGCCCTTGCCTTCAAGTATATCACAGATTCTGCCTATGGTGCTATCATTACGGTCACTTATCTCTCCCATTCTTGGGTGAGGGAAGTCCAATAATGCTTCCAACTTATCCATAGCATCTTCTATACTCCAGGGAACATAAAGTCTGGTATGGTCATTAGAAAAAGTCTCAGGGAAAGACCGATAAGCAGGGTATAAAACATTACACCCAAGACTATCTGCTTCACTGACTGTGTTGGAAACCCAATCTTGAAGGGCGCAATTAAAGACAACACGACTATCATTAACGATATTATAGTAAGCATTTTTTTCTAAGTTTTCATAGATTTTAAGTTTACCGGCTGCCACCATTTCACGGGTGCGTTTCATGTAACTTTCGTTATTAGATTTCAACGAACTACCACTACACACACAGAATTCAACTTCTTCCAATCCAGGTTGAGCATGCCATGCTTCGACCAGGTCCATATAGAAGTCAGGTTGCTTCTCTTGATCCCATCGGGCGGAGAATACAACCCGATATTTACGATCTGCAAATGATTTAATATTTGCTACCCGACTTTGTACTTCTGCCTTGCCAAATGCCAATCCTGAAATATTGTAAATTGGAGCCTTCCAACCTGCAATCTTCATATGCATTACCATTTCTTCATTGGTAGCAAGTACGCCGTCGACAAATGAATCCACCATTTTTTCATAATGTCCCATGAAATCTTGCATACCCCATACATGAACAAAATCGTCAGGATCAATGGACTGAGCAAGACAGCGAACATAAATCCTAGGCCTGTGACCAGGATCGATTTGCTTAAGTATATACGGGAGGCTTTCAATTCCAGGCTGAAACATATCTTCAAAGTAAATAACATCTTCACTGTTTAATTCTCCAGCCTTCATCATTTTGATTAAATTCATTAGTTGTGACATACCAAAGTATGTACGACCATGTGCATCTAATACTTGACCTGTTACAATTGCTTGATCATTACTAAGTGTTTCACCGGGTACTATTACATAATCAAGTTTTCTTTGCTTGAATACAGTTTCATTCCAGTCTTGTAACTGAAGTGTGTATCGGGCTTTGTAGGGTTCAAGCCCCATGTAATAGAGTTTACGCATTATGGACGAGCGTTTTCCTGCCATTGGTCTTTGGGAATCTTCCCGGTAATGAATTTATTAAATTGTCTACATGCATAACTCCGCATGTCATACAATTCTGACTCATCATAGATGTATCCAAAATTGACACAAAATTGTTTAAATTTATCAAGATCCTCAAATAGTTGTTGAACGCGGGGATTAGGTTGAAAAGTTAGTTTTGCCATATTAATTTCTTTCTGTTTAATAAAATTTAATTGTCCAATTGGATTGAATTCCACTCTTTAATAATTGCTATTAATTCTTCTTCAGTGTTGCATAATGTTTTGGTAGTTTTCCAATCATTTTCTTTATCCTTACCGCTAAGTTCAAGCATCCATCCGTTATCATACCGATTGATACTAAGTGATTCACTTACTTTTAATAATTTAGTTAATTTTGCCATTTGGTTCTTTCTTTAAATACTAACATAATGCATTGGTCTACTCACATTATAATGTATTGTAGCTCCGTTCTCATTATCTTCTGAGACAGTAATTACAATATCACGATTGGGATAACGCCGAGATATTTGTTCGTACAAATCATCTGACATCATCTCACAACTTTTATGATTCAATTCCAAAGTACCTTCTTTATACAAATTTTCAAGCCAGCGTTTAAATTGAATAAATTCAATGTCTCGGTCATTATGAAATACTTGTATTGATACATTAAAATGAAATATATGCCGATGCGGATGAGATAAAAATGAAACATCATATTCATTTTCTGTTTTTAAATTAATATCAGTTGCCGCAGCCGGATAGCAATGTATACCTTCTTTTTGAAGAGTTACATATATCATACGTTTAGCCTGTGTACTAATTCGTACACGTTTTTCAAACAGTGCCATTTCTACAGGATCCATTATCTATCATCCTCAATGTTAATACGTTCATGATCTTCTATCCACTGAAGTTTATCTAACTTAGAAAGTTCAGCATAATACTTATCTAGTTGATTTTTTTCAGTTTCTATATAGTTTTCATCCGCTTTGGAACTTTCTAATCCTCTAATTTTATCTTCAGATGCTCTACATATTTCATGTAAATGGTTTATGTGATTTTTATATGGCATATTATTTTCTTATTACTTCATTTATATCGTTATTATCACTGATAATCAATCTCTGTGTCATTACCAACTTCTTCAAACAATTGTTTATGCATAGACATAGAATTATCAGTTTTTTTACCACTGATGCCCTGACTACCTGATTGAAATTGTTTCCAATAACTATCATGTTTATCAATTAAATCTACCGCTTCTTGCTTTGTACTTTTTGAAAAGATTTCATCAACTAATTCTGTAAAAAATCTACCGCCTTCAAACCTATGAGACAACATTTTTGGAATTAAACCTATTTCATATTTACGATTGGCTTCTTGGACTGCATTCATATGCATCCAAACATTATGACTTTGAAGCAATGTATAACTCAATGTATCCCAACTTGTTTTAGTTTCTTTACCATGCTGACCGATAAACCCCTGACCACGATAGCACAAATCCTTAAGTGTAAGTATATCAGTTACCGGACTATCTGTAAACACTTTATGGATGTTCTCAGATAATACAGCGTCCCTAAACTTGCGAGTATCATTAGCATAAGACTTTTTCTCTGCCGTCTTTTCCATGCTATAGGACCATTTTTTATTATGTTCAATATTAGTATTGAAATATGCCAATCCTTTAGCAGCGGCAAAGAATGGACTTGCACAATCAAATGTAATTTGAAGTTTTGGATTGTGATATTTACGAATTGCCTTTTGTATATCAGTAAACAATACAGCATATTCCAATATACTTGTACCCAAGCAATGAATCAAATCGTGTTTACCTTCTTGTAGCAAGCCGTCATGGATAATATCTACCATCCTTGTTAACATCAAATGCGGGTCAATTTTTACCTGACCACCAAACGCCCACCCATTAAAATGATTTTCTGGATAAATAGTTGGGTCGCAATACTTTTTCATTTCATCATACCAAGTGCCACTAGCAGTATGATCACGCCCCTGTAATACATTTAAAAACTTACATTTGCCCGAACGATTTGCAATGAAATATTCGTTATTAATGTGAGTGGCAGTAATAGCTTCCTCAATATTTTTTATACCATGTAATGAAACCCCGTTCTTATCTTGTAAATGATAAGTAAGTTCAGATTGACTTGGGATATCTAAACACATACCGTAATCCATGTATGTATCCATCCATTTCAATACTGCTTTACGTTTTTTCATAGCACGAGGACAGTTAGGATCTTTCCAATCTGCTGGCCATTGACCTTTTAAAATCTGAAAGCCACCAGAGTCACCTAACATGAATGTACCTGTTTCACGTTCACGTATGATAGATTCATTTGGATCATTAACTGTTGTGTCTAAATTGGCATGTCCAGCAGAGTATAATCCCCACTTGTAATAGTAAAGACCTTCTTTGCTGTTAAGAAAATTTAGTTTCTCTACATCACCATTGAAACTTGCAGGGATTCGTGCTTGGTCAAAATAATTCTGACCATTTCGTTGTTTACCCAAGCCAGCAATATAAAAACTACTGACTGCGGGTAAGAACAGTGCCCACTCTGAGTTATGCTTTGCTGAAAGATTGTCTTGTTTCAAACTGTTACTTCTTTCTTAATCAAGTGAATGACCATTTGTATTTGGTCTTCTTTTTCTTTTATTTGCTCAAGTAAATCTTTGATAGTAGGATTAGCCGCGGCTAATAAATCAAGTGCTATTTCTTCATCACGTTTCTTTTTAGTCCAATCAAGCAATGATTCTGCGTCAGCATTTAGCCCTACATTAACATGTCCCATATGGAGTGCAACCCAAGTATTACCGTCATATACTTCCATATTTTGATTATTAGTATTGAATCTTAGATTGCCTACACCTTGTACTCCGACGTAGGTAGAAATGTGATTGTTAGTATGACCGCCAATTACATCCATATACTTACCGTGACCAGTAATGTTCTTTATCATTTTTTATTTGCTAGATTATCTTGCTCAAAAAACATGTTATTTAATAACTGCTGGTAATAGATATGTGTATTTTGCAATTCCACTGTCAATTACTATTTCTAATGCTCCGGCATCTGCAATACGAATCATTTTATCTCCTGCTAAATTTATAATAGCAAGAAATTGTTTAACGGGAAATTTCCATACATTAGTCAACGTGCCAGTAACCATGGGATGAAATAGACAATTACCTGAGTGAGTTCCTAAATCACCAAAGTACATCTTTAAATCTCCCTTTTCAACTTTCAATGTAAAATTTACATCGTCGGCAGATTGTTGTTGTTTTGTTAAACGCATTATTCCTGCGATAGTGGGTTCAAAACTTACGTCCCAAGTAGTACCTCTAAATTTCATTACACGCACTTTTTCTTCTGCTAAGGCTTTACTCATAAATCGATAATCATTAATAAAGTCGCCGTCTTTAGATTCAAAGTGAATTCCTACAGGAGTTCCCGGGGCAGTTGTACTTTGCGTAACATTGATTTTAGCATTTTCATCATAATTATCAAATCCAAGTATTGTCTTTAATTTAGATAAATTAGGCATACCAAACGTACCAATAAAATCAGCGATAGGATTTTTAAATTCCCCGATAATTATAACTGTTTTGTCTTCGGCGGCTGCATTAATGATAGTTGATGTATCTGTACCAGTAATTTTTACAGTATCTATTCCTTCAATGCCATGTGTATAAGCAACTAAATCTTTTAAATTATCTTTCATGTTTTTCCTTTATTAAAAATTGTAATACTATTTAGGTATTTTCTATGTGTATTATAGTGGATTTTTTTGCACAAGTCAACACCAGTTTAACCGAATGAAAATAAATCATCAAAAGTTGATTTAGTATCAGTGCTACTACGCAAATCCCAAGACAGTACGCCCAATAAATTTTCTATTTTTTCATCGATCAACGTGCGTTCCATTTCATCATCATTAAATGGTAATTCTTTGAACCAGCCCGGCAATCTTAATTCATCAGTAGGATATGCTATAGAAGTATATCCCATTGGATTTTGTTTTAATTTACATACAACCACTTTCATGCCATCCATTATTTTCATTGAATAGTTATCATTATGTACTCTACGTAAAGTATTCCAGTTTAGTGAAGCACGTACATGACCAGGCATATTTGCCTTGCCTGTTTTACTATTTTCTTCTTTATTGTTATATGCAGTAAGTTTGTTAACTGATTTGGGACTACCTTTAGTCCAACTTTCCTGCAGGCTCATTTCATGCTTAAAGGTTTTAATAATTTCTATAACATCATCCCGTTGTTTGCCAGATAAAACTAGTGTTAATACAGACATTAAAAATTCTTGTACATATTTGGGGGTATCAGCACGTTTTAAATCAAGCCCCATGGCTTTAATATATCCCATTTTACCATCTTTATCTAAACGTTTACCTTCTTTATCATAAATGTTTACTGCATACCTTTTTTTAGTAATAAACAAACTACGATCTGCTACAAGTTCTCTTCCAGCACGAATAATAGATCCGTTTTTTCTTGGACAATGAAATGCTTTTTCCATAAAGACAGGAAACTCTATGTTAATTTGTTCGGCAATACCATCATACAATCCAATACAAGTTTCTTTTGACCATTCTATTTTACCCTTTTCAACTTCTTTTTTTACTGCCGGCCATGCACTAAAATAACAAGAGTCAGTATCACCATACACTATTCCTTGACCAGTGAAATCGTATTCTCCTGTGATCATTTCATTAATGTGGGCACTCATGTGTTTTACAATTTGCCTACCACATAATGTTACACTTTGTCCAATCCGTTTGTCATAGAATCTGCAATGTTCATTCAATAATGCACCATATGCAGAGTTCAACAAAATCTTACGAACAAGTTGACGTTTATCCCAATAATCTCTATCTTCAGTAGTGGTAGATTCTTTAAGTTTTTTCTGCATTACTTTTCGATCCGAGTACCACCTAGACAACAATCCAGGAATAACACCTTCATTTGCATGAGTAAAGATAGTACCATTAGCACTAATCATATATGGATTATTACTATCAAATAGTAATTTCCATATTTCAGCCGCACTCATTTCAACTTCAGTTCCGTCAGCATAGTCCAATGTTAGCATCACACCTCTATCTTGATTTAAAATTGAGGTATATTCCAAACTACCAAATAGCCCTTCCCAAAGCACACTGCCAGTGACATCATCATCACCTTCTTTATGTCGTTTTTTCTCACGTGCCAAGCGTTGACTTTTATCAAGCATGTATTGATCAGTTAAAGTTTGTCTGACCTGAGCAACAATAGTTTCCGGGGACATGTTAAGAGCGCGGATTGCTGAGGGGTAGAGCGAATTGATGTCCACTGCGCCGACCCATTCATGAATTCCCGTTTTGGGAGTAGCAACATAGGCACCTGCCGCTGGCTGTGTTTCTTCTGCATTTTCAACCTTTCGTTTTTTATCTGGAATAACTACTCCGCGGGCATGAGCCTCATTCATAATTGCCATTTCAATCATAGCAACAGAGCCCATAACCGTTGGTAACAATACTGTATTTTCATGTGCTATTTGATTAGCAAGTTCTAAAAACTGTAGTTTATTATGAATTTTAACTAATAGCATTGTATCTTGCCTATTATATTCAATAAACTTTTTAAAGTCTTTGTTATATAATTGGTCAAGCGTACCTTCGTATTGAGTTTTATTTTCCCCTACTTCCATTTCACCAATAGCATCAAGTTTGTAACTATGTCTAGATTCATAGTTATATTTTTTATAAAGTTGTAAATAGTCTAAATGTACTCGTCCAACTAAGTCATATGTAGTTTCCTCTTTGCCATATCTTTCATATACTCTAGGTTTGGGAAGTTGTCCCAATAAACAAAATTTCCTAGTATCATTTTTACTCATTATCCTAGTAACACGATTAACCATATATGGTATATCATATCCCTCAGAGTTCCATCCAGTTAATACATCAGCATCTTCTATCAATGTAAAAAATGTTTCAAACATTTCTATTTCATTGGTGAATAACATCGTATTTTCAATACCACTAGTAATCTGTTGTGCTGTCTCACTACTCATATGTGCAGGAGCAATTACTAATGTAACTAGTTGACCTAACCAATCTAGGTACAGTGAGATAGCGGTAACCGGATTGAAGGGATCGCTAGTTGGACTAAATCCTTTTTCTGAATTGAAATCAACTTCAATGTCAAAAAAGCAAGTATGTAATTTTGGTGCGTCAATGTTTAAATAGTGTTCGCTCAAACAACGAAAAATAGGGTTAATATCGCTTTCAAAGATTTTTTTATTAGCAAGAATTCTACGTTCTTTTTCAAATTCGTTGCGACTTCGTGTTGAGAACCTAGTTACCGGATCACCATATAAACTACGATGTTTGCCTTTAGGGTCAGTAAAGTAAAGTACATAATTGGCAGGGAATTCATTGTACTGGCGTACACCCTTGCCATCTCTTTCAATTACAATTATTTTATCTGTATTTTTATCTAATACAGCATCTACATAACTCAAAGTGTTTTGCCTACTAGTTCAAGAATATGATTAAGTTCGTCATGATCTTTATTAGTTTGTCCTAAACTTGCTTTGTGGGCAATTTTGATTGCTTTTTTCAAAGTACTTGCTTTAATTTCCATTTCTTCAGCAACTGCTTTGACTGTATCGGACAATCCTCCGTTGAGGGTTTCAATTTCATTCAATACATTCATTCCCTCATTTACCAACTGGGTAAGTTTAATTTTTTCTGCGCCACTAAAAATTCTATCACTCATTAAAATCTCCTTGTTAATGATAGATTATACAGTAGTAGAATCGTAAAGTCAATTAGTTTGTTTACCATAATATGGTAAACCTGGCTTAATATATTATTTCAATTTATTGAAAAATATTATGATGTTGTTCGCCGTAAATTTTAATATATTTTCCGGCCATTAAATCTGCTAAGGCTTCAATTGGGCTACCCGGATAACTAGAGCCCGGGGTAATCATATTCAATTCACCTTGCCGTACGTGAACCAATTCATGAAACACAGTGCGTAAAATATCTACTAAATTGCGATTTTTTGCATAAACCCATATATTATTTTCACCGGGAACATGCCCGCCAGTATGGTGATTATTTTGTGCTTCTTCAGTATCCATACTTAATTCTATGTACGGTTTAGTTTTAATTTTTAATTTTTGACAAGCCCAATTGCAAAACTTATCTACTTCGTCTTGAATATCTAATGATGTATTTTCATCCAATTTGCTTTTAATCCAATCGTCCGGTGATCGATGATATTTTTTAATAAACAAATCATGCAATGCTTTACCAGTAATACTATGTCTTTTTGCTACAGTTGACATTAATCTATCAATAGTATCATAATCATGTTTATCCAAAGATGGCAATTTTTTAGCCAATTCAGTTGCAGGAGATTCAATAATAAATTCAGTATAACGCATTATGTATTTATCAAATTAATGCTCACTTTATACTTCCCAGTAGCGAATTGGGTTATATAGGCAGCAGCCGCCTCACACTTACAGTAACTAGTACTGGTCCTAAGGGTGTTCTTATAAGTCATATATATATTAGGATGTACCTTCACTAAACCACGGATCAATTATTACTGGTTGTCCGTTATGTCTTTGCATAACGTTTGCGGTATGCAAATCCCATCCAAATTTGTTGATTTTGCCGGTGTTATATAATATTTGCATTACAGTATATAGTTGTTTGTATATAGCATATGTTTTTTTACTTGCAGGATTTTCTAGTAGACTTTGCCATGTTCTAGCAAATGTGTTAGCATATTTTGGGCTGTATATCTCCCATGTTTTTGGTTCTGCTAGTTCACGATCTATTGTTTCCCATGGTGTTAGTGTGCTAGTATAATCACTCAGTAACCAAATTAAACCCTCAACAAATGAATCTGTTTGTATGGGAGATAATTTTTCCATCTCAATTTGAGTATAATCTTTGCCATTGATATCAATAGTATTTACTTCATTGAATCTTGGGACACACGCTAAATCTTGATGTGCAATTGAAAATTCATAAAATCTACGAAACACTTGTTCTGCGTTACTACCTGCATCTTCTGGCATCAATATCTTGATCACATGACTATCATCTTTGGCAAAGACAGTGGCATCAGCGCCGCTGCCAACATGATGATATCCAGCGGCTCTTAGTTGATTTGATATTTCTCTAGCGTTTGGAGTGTCTGTTTCTGCTTCATCGATTGGTTCTTCTTCTAATTCAGATAAATCAACATAATTGATAGGTACACCCTTAATTGCAGCGGCTAATGCACGATGATTACCATCGATGATTCTATTGTTAGCAACAACTATTATTTTGCTTACTAGTGCCGGATCATTAGTATATGATTGTACAATCTCTTGCTGATCATCATCTAGCATATCAGTTATGTCATCAACATGTTCTGCACGATATTGACTGAGTAACATAATCAATACTTTATGTTTTGCCATTGTTTCAACTGTCAACGGCTGATCAAATTCACTAGATGATACATAGTCCCAAAATTCTTCATCACGCTCTGGATAGTTACCACCGTATAGTTGTTTTAAGGTAGTTTGTTGCGAACTCTCAGTGATAAATTCTTTTGCTCTCATCTGTGTTCATCCCTTGACGGATCATACAGTTGATGATCAGGTCCATATTGACTTCTTGCTCTAACAGGAACATTGTGTTGTGTCCGTTGATATCCTAAGTCTTGCTTGACTTCTGTTCGCGGATCACGCAATACAGCATCCCACGTTGCTTTCATTGTGGGATTTTTGAACCAATTGTTTTGCATCAACTGATCATCAACAGATACATCATAATGCTGATCTGGATCATCACCGGGTTTGTAGCTATAGCGATACATAGGATGTTCACCTGGCGGGGTTGGCTTTACGGTGCGCTTTTTAGGCAACCATATTTGAATCTTTTTCACATACTTTCTAAATGGTTTTAATCCACCTTTGATCATGGTTTCAAATCTATCTGTATCAAGAGAATCATCGCGGCGTTGAAATTCATCACTGGAACTTTCTGGTGGTTCACCTTTGAACCAATCCGTGCCGGGCATTCTTCTACGTCCTATGTCTCTACGCAGTTGGTCCTGATCTAAAGTGAATATGACACCATCACTATTAAAGTTTTTCAAATAACCCAATGCATAGTTATAGTTGCGAGTTGTGCTAACGTTACCGCCAAGCCCCATGACATCATTGTGCCACATTTGTAACATACTAGGTATGTTAGTGACATGATATAAGTCGGCTTCTTGCCATTCGTTTAGGAATTCTTTTGCTCTCATAGTTCAAATCTCAAATAAGGGACCAGTGACCCACCTACCTGTTTCACTGAATACTCCACGATTTAGCTGCTTCATCATCTCAGGTGTAATAAACCTACTACGATGAGCATTCTTAAAAAATATATTGACCGGAATTGGGTCATCACCGTGTAGTTTAATCCAATTAGTCATACGATTTCTGCCTTCATGTGATGTGACTCTAGCATCTTCCTTAAAATCACCCGTCTCCCATTCAATTGGGTCTTTTATATGGAGTACAGGGTATGCAATTTTTCCGCCAGCTTGCATATGCTTGACTACATCAGAATTTACTCCGCTGTCAGATAATGGACTAGCTAGACGCAAGAATATGCTTGGCTTCATCTTCATTTGAATACCAAAGTAATCTACATCAGTGGCCATGGGAGTTTCTCCCCAGCCTCTAGGGTCTAATTCTGCTTCAGTAACAAATTCTTGTGCTCTCATTTGGGTTCCCATTGCATGTGCTTACTGCCCTTGACAGCAGGAGCGAAACCTTGACCTCGATAGAACTTGGTTAGTTTACTTTGACTTACTTGTCCTTTGTCCCAGGGGTATAGCGTTAGACTTATGCCATCTTCGCGGGCCATAGCCTGTAATTCTTGCATGGCACGTGAACCGACTCCTTGTCGTAAAGGATATGCTTGAAACCATTTGACTTCAACTGCACCGCGTTTACTAAAGCTAGGTATCAGTTCAAACATGGCAAACTGTTGATCATCACCTGACCCCCAAACCATGACATGGTTGTTTTGCATGGTGTAAGGATACTTTTGATAGACTCGTTCAATCCAGGCTTTAGCCTGACCATTATCAAGTGGTCGTAGTTTTAACCTGACTGGTTCGTTGTTTTCGAATAAAAACTCAGTTGCTCTCATTTTATTTCATGCCTTCCGCCACACCTTGCTTACCCTGACTCATTCTGTATAAAGTATTCAACTCATCCATCAGAACCTTGCCTGCTTGTTTAACATCACCGGTATGTTTCATAACTATATAAGCAGTATCAACAGCACTTAACATTTGTTCTTTGCTGGGGATCCACCCTTTACCAATATTGACAAAAAGTTTCATAATTTGCGGCAAGGTCTTTATTAAATGTGCTCGGTATGCTTCTGCTTTATCGTCCTGGCCTTCCGCCACACCTTGCTTAATAGGTAGTAGTTTTAAAACTCTTGTTCTATATCTTTGATTTGGTGCTATTGGTTTTGTTGTGTCTTTTTTATTTCTATCAACATATATAGGTTGATTTTGATTTACTACTGGACCCTTGTCAGTCATTGACAAGGGTAAATTTTTGTTAGTTTTTTGATCGTATCCAACAATTCTTTCCGGGTATTGTTGAATAAGTTTGTCCCATATTCCTAAACGACTTGCATCAGTTTGTGTGGTATCACTATATATCGGTACACCTAAAATATCACTGACATTTAAATATGCTTTTTGTGCTAGGCCCTTGCCACGGCCGGCTACTTCAGTAGCAACAGTACCGGATTTATATCCATCAAGGAATTTACTTAACCCAATATATAACACAGGGTTTCCATCTTGTAATATGATATATCGCAGTAAATCTTCATTGGCTTTGAAAATTATTACATTACTATCTCTATAAAGTACAGGCGACTTTTTTTCTACTGCATCATTGTAGGCCCAAGTGGTCATTCCTTGACTACTATCTTTAGTAGGCGGCATTTTATAAATTTCGTTTAAGGAGCCTTCCGCCACACCTTGCTCGCCGCTTATTCTTTTCAGCAAACTCACCGCATACACTAACTGCTGACCAAGTTCTTTTCTTTCATCTGATCCTGGTTTAGCATTGCTATTTTTCTGTATATTCTTCACCAATGTTTCAGCACCATGTGCCATTCGTGCTAAATCACCATTAGACTGTTTGCCAACCAATTGATTTAAAAATCCACGCTTGCTTCCGGCTTGTTGGGCTGCACCAACCAGTGCCTTGACGATTTTGTTTATCTGCTCAAGAGTTGCTCTATTACCTACTGTAACAAACTCATTGTGTCTTGTTTCCCATTCCGAGCCTTCCGCCACACCTTTTGGGCCAAAAGAATCAAAATGGTCTTGTGCTTGTTTTTTAGAACTATATCTGTGAATCTCACCTGTTGGGCTTGTAACTTTCCACTCAATATGGTCATTTGTTCTTCCCGAAGGATTATTGTCCTTTTCAATCTTTGGAGTGGTCTTTACAACCGGTCTAATATACTTTTTATATTTGTCTAAATCACTTTCTGCCACACCTTGCTCTACTGTATCTCTATAAGGTCTTACCCATTCAAATCTTGTGTCAGCTGGAATCCATTTGATACCCAGCCCGCTGTTGCCTTTGCCCGGATCAGTATCTACCAGCAACCAGTTTTTTTCATCACTGAATGGCACAGTGTGTGCTTTCTTCAAGATGCGAATAATTTTGCCCGAGTCTGCAATCTTG